TAATATTGTCCTTTTTTAATTCAAGCAATAATGGTTCATATGCAACAGTAATACCTTGTTTGCTTACAATTTTATCTATACCAGTTCTTGTGATTATGACAAAACCTCTTTTGTCTTTGTAAACATCTTCTTCAACTAAATTATTGTCTAAGAATAATCTTCTTAAAGCATCTTTTCTAGTTTCTTTTGTTTGTTCTGGTTGTTCAATTGTTTTATTTTTTCTACTCATTTTTTTTATTTTTAGTTAATAATGAGCAAAAGTATAAAATTGAAATTAACTACCAAACTTTTTTAACAATATTTTAAAAATAATGTGTGATTCTTGCCACTTGACCTGATTCTTTCTCATGTAAAAAACCCTCTACAGCTTTAGGCACACCAGTAAAACCTTTTCTACTATGCCAACTGTCTGTTCCTGATGGACTTCTAAGATATTCTACAGTAACACCAACATAATCTTTAGCATCTAACCACTTATGCTTTACTTTGTGGTGTATGTGATGTAAGTAAAAATACCTATACTTTGTATCTGCCCACATTTTTGGTTGCTCTTGTGCCATCAGAAGAGGTAAGTTAATCATTTTAGCACCATCACCATGCTCTAACCCAATTAGATTACTACCATACTGATAATATTTTCTGTGTGCTACACTAATATCAAAGTTTACATCATCATCTTTTCTAAACCAACTCTTTAATGCATGAGCTAAGTGAAAACCAGACTGGTAATCGTGGTTACTCATACTGTGCAACACATCTACAGGTGCTATGTGCCTTAACATTTCTATGCATTTAACATAAAGCATCAATGCAATCTCAAAATGCTCCCACCATTTACCATCAACATCTTGTCTTGTACCTGCTGTTGTTTGGTTGTATACGTTGTCAATGTGCAATATATCGTTCCCTATGCAAAACAATACCTTTTCTATAGCAAACCCTTCTGACTTCTGCAAAAGCCCTTCTATGCCCTCTAAAACACGATTAACAGCAGTTTCACAGTCATATGCACTACCAGTTTCTAATTCTTTAGCATATTTACCTATATGTATGTCAGCAGGATTTACAACAAGAAGATGGTTGCTGTTCTTATCTCTTACTATTTTTTTATAAGTTGGAGAATAATCTTCTATTAGGTCTGTTATTTTATCTAATATTTGTTCTTCGGCAATTCCATACTGTTCTTTTGTAACTATAGAGAATCTTAGTTCTCCCTTCATGCTTTGCCAATGCTTAACACTAACTACATCTTTCTTGTCTATACCCCTCTCTTTTAAATGTAGGTCTAGTGCTGTGTTGCCATTTATGTTATCTACATCAGTTCCTCTAAACTCATATATTAAATCTGCTTCTTCAGCAGATAGTCTTAGTCTTTTACCTTTTCTATTTTCTGTCATGTTTTGTAATTTTTAGTTTTGCTAAAAGTATGCAAAATATTAGGTGCTTTTAAAACAAAAATGGGATGTTATTAACACCCCACTCTTGAAACTAAAAACAATTATTCAACCAGAATAGGTTGATAGAAGTGCAAATGTAACTATTTTTTTAGATTACAATTACACTTATCACAGTTTTTTTCAAATACTGAAAACAATAGTGGTAAGATTGCTAAAAAACTTAAACCCAAATTCATAAGTGTAATACCATTTAAAGATATATCTGCACTAGCAGCTATAACTAAAACACCACTTATAGTTCTCTTTGAAGAATACTTACCCTTAGTGTCTTTGAAAAGTTCTAATACTGATTTTATTAATTCAGTAATAGGGTTGATAGCTTGTTTTACTAAGCTACCAGTAATCATATCTACTATCTTACTCATTATTTTTTAATGTCAGCAATTCCCTGACCTAAAATTAAAGTTAGTATTGCATAATAAACCTTCTCAACTTCAGCTTCTGATAAACCTAATTTTGCTGCTGCAAATGGTACTAATACTGCCGATACAGCATACCAAAACTTTTTTGAGTCAAACATTTTTTTTAACATTTCCATATTTTTATTTATTTTAATTAGTAATTAATACAACCAAACAACTGGCTGTACCTTATCTTGGTCTGCATCTACATGAATAAAATTTCCTTCCTTACTCAAACCAATTCTTACAAACCCTGCTTCAGCTAAACCACCTAAAATTAATGCTCTCTGATAACTGTCTTTACATTCTATATCAGCAGCAATGCCTTTTATATGGCTGCTTTGAGGATTTTGTTTTGACAGGGGGTGATTTGGACACCTGTACCCTGATGTTATTTTATATTTAATATTGCTATATGACCTTGCTCTATCTAAATCTTCTACAAAGTCTAAGTCAATCATGTTAGTTTTACAACCACATTTACAAGCAAACTCGCTTTTCTTAAAGTGTTCAAATTTCATTATCTACCTTGTCCTCTTTTAGGTTTTTTGTAGCCATTCTGTTTTACACTAGCATTTTTAGAATGTACTCCTTTCCTCTTTTTGTTTTTCTTTTTTCTAAAAGTAAATACTATCTTAGCCATACTTATACACTAGCTACAAATATTTCTACATCTAAAGTCGCAGCAGGATTTACCTGTATACTTGCTAAATCTGCCATAGTACCAAAGCTAGGAGATGTATCTGCTTCTGCCAACATAATATCATCTGCAGCACACAAAATGTGTGATTGTCCTGCTTTTAGTAATACTTGATATAATGTAGCTGCACCTACTACTGCTAATTCTAAAGTGTTTGTAGAGTCTAAATTAGTTACTCTGATATACCTTACGTTTTCTTTGTCTATTTGTACTGCTGAACCATAAGAGTTAGAATCAAAAGCTGCTAATACTGTAGTTTGTGTACTTGTGCAAGTTACAATATTTTCAAACACATTGTTTATGCCTGTTGTTGTTACACTATTTGTTGTTCCTCTAATTGCACCATTTAAGGTTACACTTTCTGTTAAAGTCGTTACTAAATCTGCCATTATTTCTTTGTTTTTGTAAATTTATATATTGAGAATCCTATTGCTATTAGCAAAGATATAGTCGTTAAAACCTCATTAACTGATGCTAAAGATATACCTATTGCTCCTGCATTTGCCATTCCCACTTGTATCGTATCTTCAATTGTTCCTTTCATTGTATTTTTATTATTAATTGTCATATCCTACTCCTATTCCTAACTTAAAATATGTTGTTGCTGCATTAGATGCTTTGACCATTGCAAACAACACATCACCTTTTGCCAAACTTGTTTCTGGCGATGCATTAGTAACAGCTTGTAAATTATCATTACTTGACTGTCCTGTTATGCTTAATTCATTTAACAATACTGGTGCAACATTACCTGTATTACCTGCAACAAAAGTTAATTTACATAAAGCTACTGTTATTGTTGCTGCAGATGTTGCATTTGCCCACATCGTAATTGTGTTTAATGTACACGCTTGATGCATAACAAATGATTTTACCTTAAAAAAATCACCTACATCAAATTCTACGTTACCAATAGTTGATGCACCATAGTCTTGGTTATACTCATTTGGTGATTGACCATCAGTCATATTTGCACCATAATGATAATTTGAGTTACTTAAAACACTATATCCTTGTATATCGTATGAATCTACTTTAATTAAGTTTTTCTTTACCCATAACAAACTACCATCAGTATTGTCTGTACCACTACCTATGGTTTTGCTAAGCAAAGTATCATTAGTAGCAGACTCAAAACCTTTTGGGTTGTGCCTGTTTACATCAGTTAAATTTTTGTGTTCGTTAGCTGCCATGTTTATTTATATAATTTTTAAATAATATGTCAAGTATATTTTTTTCTTTGTCTATTTGTTCTAGCTTTCTAATAGCCCAATTAATTCCACTCGTACCTCCCCAACAATCCCACATTAGCCCTCCACAGCCCTCATCATAAGGTACATCTTTGTGTTGTTGGTGTCTTTTAAATGATGCCATACGAGCTATAGTATCTCTTGATAAACTTTCTCTGTTTGCTAATTGCCTAGCTCTTTTTTTACCTACATCAGTACCACAAGAACCCCAACCATTTTCATCTACCCACTTTAAAGCTCTCTTTGCATTGTTAGTTGCAGACTGTGGATAGTCATTGTATGTCTTTGCATAATAGTCTTTGTTAGCAGTTTCACACGATTCTTTAGTTTCATACTGACACTTGCCAGTTTCTCCAAATTTCCACAATCCATTTTCACATTCGTAACAAGGCATATATCTAAATTTTAACAGTCATCACATGGACAGAAATCTCTCCAACTATTGTAGTTATACGTTCTTGGTCTTGAGTATATGCTATCATACATAATAATACCATGATTCTTGTAAGCATATCCTCTTGCAGGTCTATCAGACTCATATGTAGGATATAAACCATTTTGGTCAGAGTCTTCCATATAGTCAATCATATCTTTTAGGTATATCTCTGCTTTTCTATATGTGTCTTGCTTATATGCATTAAGCTCTGAAGGGTCTACAATAGTAGCAAATTCATCTACATTGTGTACAATACCCATACTACTACTGTTGCTTTGCACCTCATTTATAACCTCAAACCTTACATACCAACATAAAGTTCTTGTCATAAAATCATCCATAAGTGTCTGGTTAGCAGTAGTTAAAGTGCCATTGTTGTGTTGTGTCTTTAGCTCTTCATAAAACTTTTTACCTATAGCAGGTTTTATGTGTGCTAATTCTGTAAGCAAAATAGTATTGTTAGATATTAGTGCAGGGTCTGTATTTGCATTTGTAAAGCTATTACTAATTACTTCTCCTGCAGATACTAAAGGTATATATTGATTTACGTTTGCCATATTATTGTTCTTCGTTTTGTGATTCAACTTCTGTTACTTGTAATTCACTCTCGCTATCTCCAATACCATCTTGGTCATCATCTCTTGTTACAATAATTTGCTCTCTGTCAGTTAAGAACATATTACCCTCTTCTAACATAGGGAAATCCTCATCTAACATTTTTCTTTGCTCATTTATTGTAAGTATCTTAGTAGGGTCTAATTGTGTAGCAAATGATACTGGTGGCTCGTATTGTATTAATAAGTCTTCTGTTAAGAATCCCATCTCTTTAAATAATATGTCTTTTATACCATCTAAGATTAAGTCAGAAGTGTCTTTAATTACAGTTGTCATTGCCATATCATATGCAATTCTAATCTCACTACCTGTGTTGTTCATCTTACCAGAACTAACAATACCTGCAAGTGCAGGTTGCCATCTATGTGCTGTAATAATGTTTTGGTCAGTTATTTTTTGTAAGTCTAACCAACTACCATCTTGGTCATCTTTTATTATAGAAACATTTGCAGGTGAAGTATCTCCATTCTTAACAATAAACATAATCTTGCCATTGTTACCCTCTCCAACAAACTTTTTCTGTGCTTCTTTTACTAATTTCTTAGCTTCTTCTTCTCCCATATCTCCTGATATTTCTACAATAGCAGAAGGTTGGAAACCATTTTGAAACTTAGTGTGATTCCATTTACCTATCTCATAATCTACAGCTATATGGTCAAGTGCTGCAACATAGTCAGGTAAACCATAGTAAGTAAATGTTGGTTCGTAATCTTTAAAATGCATCACAAATCTTTTACCTTTTAAATTTGGGTAAAGAGGTATAGTCTGTGTTTTGTCTTTCATTGTATTGTACTTTGCCCAGTCTGGGTGTACATACACTTCTTTCTTGTTTTTAGCCATTCTAACAGTAGTTGCATCTATATGGTATAGGTTTACCCCACCATCATATAAAACACCTTCTACATAAGCATTTCCAAAAGTATAGTAATCATCAGCTAATTTTTTGTAAACTTGTCTTAGAGTTTCTTTATTAGCGTTTACATCTTTTATGTATTCTTGAATATCTTGATTGCTTGTAACAAACTTAGCACCACTTGTAAATACAGTCTTTTGTGCTAGTACACTTCTGTGTGTAGAAGATTTACGTTTTAGCTCTGCTAAATATTGTGGAAATAAATTGTTGTTACCAAAAGGTATGTACTTAGTTAGTACCTTTGATAGGTCTTGTGGTTCTTCTACGTTTTGTGGTACTGCTAAATCAAAAACACCAAACTCAAAAGTATTACTCTTTTGTAGAGTCTGCTTTCTTACTTGACTTTTTCTTGCTTGTTTTTTCTGACTCATCTTTTGTTTTTGTTATTTTGTCTATTAAATTATTTAAACCTGCTTCTTCATAAGCATAAGCCAATTCCTCTTGTGTAGCTGATGCCCAAGAAATACTAAAATCCCCTTTGTATGTAGTACCAGAAGATAATTTTGCCTTGTATGTTGCCATAATTGTATAAATTTTTAAGTGTGATAAATTTACAATTTTTTTGTTGCAATCACACATATTAAAAAAAAGATATTAATAGGATTTACAAAACCTAAGTTTAAACCTATTATGTATCTATTTAGTATTAAGCTCCAGTAGTTGCAGTTAATGCAGAAGTATCTACAGTAATTGTACCTGCATACTCTCTAGGCAATTCAAATTGTCTTGCCATTAAACTAACTGTTATGCCATTTTCATCTGAATAAGCAGCTCCAGTTCCACCTTCCATACTTGCTAAATTCAAGAATGTTTGATTTTTTGAAGGAACATCTTCATTAGCATATTTCTCACTAACACCTATAACAAATGCTTTGTCGTTAGTGTCAATAGCAATACCCATCATGCAAGTATTTAATAAGTTTTGTAACTCACTAAATTTTGTTACATCCATTTTTGGAAGCATAAATGATAAACCACATTCAAAAGCTGTTGAACCATTTTCTTTTGTTGCATTTATAGTTAATGCAGGAGTTTCATTTTTAAACTCATACACAAACCAGTTAGCATCTGCAGCAGTTTCAAGTATACTTACAATAGAATGAGTACCTGCAGCACCATAATTTACTACATCACCAGTAGCCCATGAACGAAGAAGAATTTGCTTAATACCACCTGTTGCTTGTAAATCTGCACAAGTAACACCTAAACCTGTATCTATAGCCATATTATTATTATTTATTAAAAGTTATTAAAAAGTAAATTAGAGAGAGCTTTTACACTCTCTCTATATTACATTATTGTTATTAAGCTGTTACAATTCCCCATTGAACAAGTGAAGGGTACAAGAACTGTACTCCTAACTTGAAGTAACCTCTAAAGAACATTTTTTCTTCTAAATCATCATAGAATACTTTAAATGAACCTTCTGGGTCAGTAACATCAGAACCTATAATTAAGTTCTCTGTTGCACAGTAACATACTCCTTGAGAAGCATTACCAGTTGCAGCAGTACTTTGGTCTACAAAAATTGCAGGGTTTAGGTCTGTTAAGATAGTATCCCACTCATACATAGGAACTAATTGTACACCTCTAAAGCTAACTCTTGTGTAACCATCTTGTGTGTTTACAATAGCTAAATCTGCAGAAGAACCTTCTAAGTTTGCTAAGTAAGCATTAAATAATGCAGGAGTTACAAACATCTTCTTATCAGCAGAAGGAACTTGTTGTAAAGCTGCAGGAGCTTGGTCATATGCTTTTCTAATTAGACCAATTGCTTCACCTGCTGTTGGAGCTGCAGGGTCAGAAGCACCTGCGTATTGTAATTGAGCTGCTAAAACAGTTGCATCAGCACCCATTAATTTCATCCAACCATCAAATGCTGTATAACCTGCAGATGCACTATCACCACCCCAAGCTAATCTTACAACATCAGAAGCAATACCTTTAACTGCTCTGTTTACAATTGCATCAGCTAATTGAGTACCTTCTACATTCATTACATCTACACCATTTCTGTACATCTCCTCAATGTAAGTTCCAAAGAACTCATCAGTACATTGCTCTAAAGCAACTCTACATCTACCTGCAGTAATTACTTTGTCATCAATGTTAAATT